GGAACATCTGGATCGCCATGTCGGCGATCTGCGCGGCCATCCGTTTCAGCATGCCGCTGAATGCCTCGCCGGCGTCCTTGCCGGCCATCAGGTCCTGGACGAATGACGACAGCGCGCCGCCGATGATGCCGGCCATCTGCTGGTTGATCTGCTGTAGCTCGGCGGCCATTTGCTTTTGGGCGATGTTGGACTGAGCCAGAGCCTCCTTTGCCTGCTCGCTCTTCAGCGTCACTTCCGCCTGCGCCTGCGCCAGTTTGCGGATCTGCGCCTCCTGCTCGGCGGTCACGGTGACACCGGCCTTGCGCAATTCGTTGAGTTGCTCCTCGGCGATCCGCAGCGCCTCAATCTGCGCGCCCCGTTGCGCCTCCGATTCCCAGAACTGCGCATTGATGTCGGCGACCTGCTTTTCCAGCTCGATCCGCCGCTCGGTCTCGACGTTCCAGTCTGCCAGGTTCTTCAGCGCCGTTTCCTGCGTCGTGGCTTTTGGTGCGCCTCCGAAGGCCGCCGCCTCGCGGGCTCGCCGTTCGGGATTTGCCGACAGTCCGGCGATCGCTTTCGCCACCTGGCCTTGATCGCCCGCCTGGATTGCCTTGACGATCGACTTGGGTAGGCTGCCGTAATTGTAGGCGATCGACGTCAATGCCGCCTGCTGCGCCTCATTGAGACTGTTCCAGTAATCGGGACCGATGGCGTCGGTGATCGTTTTCTGGAATTCCGGGATCCGCCGCGCCAGATCCTGGTTGGCCTGCTGCAACGTGACAACCGTATCCTTGGTGACCCGCTGCACTTCACCCATTGCATCGACAAATGTGTCGCTGCCGAATCCTATCCGCCAGGCGTTCACGTCCCAATAAGCCTTGGCCCGGAAACCCTCCTCCTTGCGGATGAATTGGGCGGCATCGCCTTTCAACGTCGCGCCAGCCTGCGCCCTTTGAAGCGGCGTCAGATCGAGCGGCCCGCCGGCGCCTGGCATCTGGAAGTCGAGCGAGTTCTGGATCGTTTCGCCCGCCGATTTGGCGGCGCGGTCGAGCTCCTCGAATGACGTCACCAGATTGTCGCGGATCGCCGTCGCCAGCTTGACAACTTGTGGACTTCCATTGGCAATGATGCCGTTGAGAACCATCAGCAGTTGCTGCGCGTCCTTGCTGCTCGCGTTGTTACTCTTGACCGCCTTGTCGAGCTTGGCGAAAGCGGCAGTCAGATCAAAGATCTCCTGCACTCCCGCGCCCATCGTTCCCAAGGACGGGCCGATTTTTTCGAGGGTCTTTCTCGTGTCATCATAGGCGGCGGCGAGCGCCGTCTGCATTGCCGCGGCTTTGCCGGCGGCATCGGCCTGAGCGCGCAGATTGTCGGCCGCGCGCTTGAGCTCGGGAAACAAGCCGCCATATTTTTCCGCCAGCTTGTCGAGCTCGGCGCCTTGCTTCTCGAGCTCCTTCGTGGCCGCGGCCGCGTCCTTCTCGCTATCGCTGAAATAGCTCGCCGCAACGCTCGCCAGCACGCCGAACGCCACCACCGCCAGGTTGATAGGATTGATCATGCCGACCATTGCTGCGCCCAGCGTGCGGGCGCCGGCGGCCAGGCTGCCGCCCGACATCTGCTGCGCGATCTGGCCGAGCTGCTGCTGCACCGCCCGGATGCCCTGGCCGGAGGCAATCCCGGAGAAGATGTCGTTGAGCTGGAATTGCAGCACCCGCGCATCATTGGCGATCTGGCCGGCGGACTTCTGGAAATTGACGGCGATGACGTTGGACGTCTGCCCTTTGCCGACATTGGAGATCGCCGACTCGGCAGCCTTGGCCGCACGCTCGGTGGCGCGCACCGCCGATTTCAAGGCAGCTTCATAGTCCTTGAGGTTCGCACGAAGCGTTACGGTAACCGCAGCATCGTCGGCGGCCATGTCAGCGCCCCTTCACGATCGCGTCGCGCACGGCGCGGCGCATCCGCGTCCTGATGCGGCGCCGGTTGGCCCTGTAGGCCGGCAGCAGGAATGGCTGCGCCGGCGTATCCATGGTGCCGAACTCGACGATGCGCGCGGTGTTGTATTTGCCGTCTGCCGTTGGTTCGCCGGCGGTGATGGCGACGTAGAGGCCGCCGCGCTTGCCTTCCCGGACGCCGTGATGGCGGATGCTGTCGCGCAGATCGCCCTCGTCGACCGGGACGCGCAGCCTGGCGCCGGCGACGACAAGGTCGGCCGATTGCAGCATTGCCGTTTCGAGCGCGGCGCGGACATCCTTCGGGATCTCGTCGATCAGCCGTCGCTTGAGGGTGTCAATTCCTGTCACCATGACCGTTGGCTTTGCTCCTCGCTTCCTTCAGCGTCAGCGGCGACGCCGAAGTCGCCTTCATCCAGTCCCAGATTTCGTCCTTCGTGGCATCGTCCAGCCTGTCGCCCTTGCCTCGCTCACCGGTGTCGTGCGCCTCGATCCACCGCTCGGCGACCGCTGCGAATTCCCAGATAGACATCCGCTTGACGTCGGCCGGCGAGATGCCCATCAGGACGGCGTTGCCGAGGATGGCTCCGAAGCGGATCTTTCCGTCGGGGAGATCGTCGATCCGTTCGGTCTCTCCCCGGCTTTTCCCAGCGGTTCGTCCGGCGCGCCGTGCAAAGCCGCCGCCAGGATCCTGACCGCCAGCACGACCAGCCCGTTCTCGCCGCCGAGCTCCCACGGCCGCTGCTCGACATGCTGCCGCACCAGCCTGGCCGCGGTTGCGGTATCGGCGCCGCCGCCGACCAGGCCGAGCCGGATCGTCTCGGTCACGTCCTGCAGCTGCCACTGGCCGAGCGACAGCCGCGCCAGAACGACGCTCGGCCCGGCATCCCGCTTCTCCTGCAGATCCATGAGCTCGCCCCAGGCCAGCCGGAAGTCGCGTTCCTCGCCGGCGAACTCGGCGGCGATCCTGCCCGTGCGGCTCACGGCGTCGGCGTCCAGGTCGCGGTGACGGCGCCATCCGACACCGCGTTGATCGCCAGCGTCACCCGGCCGCCGGCATCGGCGGCGAAGGCCTCGCTGTCGATATGGAACTTGCCTTCGATTACCTTTGTGCCGGCGCCGGTGCCGAAGTCGATCGTGACGCGCATCGGCACGCTTTCAGTGCTCATCGCGGCATCGTCCCAGTCCGGAACGCTTTCGGCCGCCGCGACGCCGTCGCCGGAGATGTTGCAGGATTGGCTCTGCACATCGCGGCCGACCCAGATCGGATCATCCGGGTTGTCACAGTCGGGGATGTTCACTTCCTGCAGGTTCTTGCTGATCGTGACGCCCTTCGACGTGAAGCCGCAGGGCGAGGCATAGACGGGCGGCGAGGCATCGTCGCCGAGCTCGATCAGCATCTTGCCGAATTTCGCAGTAACTGGCTGTGCCATCTGGCTATCTCCTTTCGATGGCGGCCTCGAATCCAAGAATGCCGTGACTCGTCAGGCCGTCCGGGTCGCGGGTTATGCGGGTAGTGCGGTGCTCGAAAAAGGTCATGGCGTTGCTGGCGAGCGGCATGGCCGCTTCCTGGTCGTGCAGTGCCTTGCGCACCGCATCGACGACCTTCTTGCATTCGGGAAAGCCGACCGCGCGCGACCACACGTCGATCTGCTGCGCGAGGTCGAAGCCGGGGATGCAGTCCGGATCGAAGCCGACCGAGTCGACCGGCCCTATCGTGACGTAAGGGAACGTGGCGCCCATAGGCACGCTGTCATAAACGCGGCCGGCGATCAGCGCGGCGACCGCGGGATCGGCCTTCAGCCTGGCAATGATGGCGCCTTGAATCTCAAGCTCGACGTTCGCCACGGTCCCTCCGTTTCAGTCCTTCCCCGGCTTGCGGCGCCGCCAGCACCCGCTTCTTGCCGCCGAACACGATCGTTCCGACTTTCGCCGCCAGCCTGGCGATCGCCTCGCGCCGCTTCTGGCAGCCCGCGCACGCCATCAGCCGGTCGCCACGCCGCCCTCGACCAGCAGGTCGATCACGGCCCGGTTGTTGTCCCAGGTGATGTCGCGGACGTTGTAGGGTTTGCCGTCGCCATGCATGTCGCGCAGCTGCCAGTCGTTGCCGATCTCTTTTGCCGCGGCCGACATGCGGATCCGGACCAGCATTGGCTCGCGGCTTGCAAGCCTGGCCGCCATGACCTGTTCGGATCCGCGCAGGAACAGAAACTGCGCGCGCGCCTGGAACTGTTCCTGCCAATCGCCTGCGACCTCGTTGCCATAGCCGTCGTCGACCATCGCGCGCCTGTCGAAGGCGACCCGTTGCTCGAGCCGTCCGGATCCTGTTTGCTCGAGCCGTTCCATCAGGCGAGCGCCGGGTCGCGGTAGCGGTGCAGCAGCGATGTGACGGTCTTCGGCAGGTAGCCCATCGCCACCGCGTTGTCGGTGTCGCCGGCGGCGCGATCATCGTAGAGCTTCGACAGCATGATCTCGACTGCCGCAGCCACCGGTGGCGGCACGGTGGCGTCGGTCCAGTCGACGATCGAAGGATCTTCAGGATCCGGCGTGCCGATGGTTTTCTTGATGTAGTCGAGCACGATCGCCGAGGCCTGGTCGATCTTGCGCGTGATGTCGGCGTCGTCGTCCGCATGGTCGACGCGCAAATGTTTCTTGGCTACATCAAGCGTGAGCAGCGCCATTTGCCTTTGCCTTTCCTTCCCTGACTGCGCCATCCCTGCCGTCGCGGCCGCGCTTGGCGGCCAGCGTCCAGGCGGTCGACCCGTCCCCGGGCTTTTCCTCGGTGGCGGCGTTGCAGTGCCACATCGAGCCGCCGAACGTGACGACATCGCCGCGCACGTAGGCCTTTTCTGGTCGGTAGACGTCGCGGTAGATCGGCACCGGGAACACCACCGGAAATTCTTTCACCAGGTCGCCGCGAGCAAAGCGCAGGATCACCGTGCGCTCGCCGTCGTGCTCGACGGTGAGGTCGTCGAAGCCGAGGCCGTCCTTGCCAGGCTCGCCGGGCAAAGCATCCTTACCGGGATCGCCTTTCAGCGGTTTCCGGTCTTCGATCACGGCCAGCTTGATCTCGATCGGCTTCAGCGTCCGCTCGACGTAGGCTCTCACCGCCTCGACGATTTCCAGGCCGAACGCCTTCCCGTCAAACATGGCGCAATCCTTCCCGGATCGTGGCGAGCGCGGCTTTTGCCTCGGCCGCCGGCGGCACGTCGTCGTTGGCTGGTGCAGCCGGCGCTGGCGCGGCCGGCTTGGAGAACGGATCGTCGCGGTCGCGCTTGTCGAGCGCGGCCAGCCCGAAATTCTGCTGCTGCAGGTACGGCGTGTCGCCGCCCGTGACCGGCTTGAGGTCGAACTGCCGGCGCGCCTCGTTGGGCTTCAGGAAGCCGGCGCCGATCGCATCGGCCGCCGCCTTGACCTTGGCCGCGGTATCCATCCGCAGCAGCCCCTCGAGGTCGAACTCGGTGCCATATGGCCGCGGCAGCTCGAGGCCCTCGTCGAGGCACAGCTCGGCGTTCTCGATCAGGCTTTGCAGGCACTGCGCATAGTACTGCTGGTTGAGCGCCTCGATGTTGTTGTAGCTCGGTGCGGTGGCGACGCCGATCATGTAGGGCGGCACGTGGAAGCACGAGCAAACCGTCTCGGCCGTCCATTTCAACTGCTCGACGAGCTGCGCGTCGACGGCGTTGACGGCCATCGGCTCATACTTGAGGCCGTCGCCCAGCACCGCCACCTTGCCGACGTTGGCGCCGGCATAGTTTACGTCCCAGTATTCCTTGAGGCGTTGCGCCGTCGTGTCCTCGATCGCGCCGGGCGCTGTCAGCACGCCGCCGGGCTGCGAGCCGTTGGCAAAGAAACTCGTCGAGTTGCCCTGGATCTTCAGGCCTTGCGTGGCCGCCAGGCCGCAGGCGTAGATCGGCGAAACGCCGACAAGCGGATGGTACAGCGGCACCATCAGGTCGTGGATGATCTCGCGCGCCGGCACAGCGACATTGTCGTTGCCATGGACGCCGGCGAGATCGTCGCGCTTCAGCTCGTAATAGACGTCGCCGTTGGGAGCGATCAGCGGTGTCACCCGCTGCGGATCCAGCACCGTCAAGGCGACGACCACGCCGCGCTGGTCGCGTTCCTTCAGGACGTAGGTGTTGCCGTAGACGAGCTTGGACGTCACCCACTGCTCGAAGAATTTTATGCGCGTCTGGTAGTGGTTCGGCTTGCGCAGCACCGGCGAGAAGGCGTTGCTTTCGGTCTCGCTCCAGATGCCGTCGGCATCCTGCTGCACCAGCTTGACGCGCAGCTTACCGATATCGGAAGCGATCAGCGTGACGCAGGCGAACACCGCCGAATAGGCGAGCACATCGCTGACGACCAGCTCGTCGTTGCGTTGCCAGGCGCCCGGGTATTGATCGCGCACCAGCAGCGGAAACCAGCCGCGGCCCGAACCGTGGCCGCCCCACACCGGCTGCAGTGTCTCCTGGCGCGCCGCCCGGGTGATCGACAGGCCGAACAGGCGCATTACTTGTCGCCCTTGGCCTTCATCTGCCGGGTTTTGTACTTGCCGTCATCCTCATCCTCGGCCGACTTCGTGGTCGTCGGCTCGGCCTTGGTCGACTTGCCTTCCTTCAGCGTGGCGCGGCCGAGCGAGATCAGCGTCTGCGCCTGCTGGTCGTTGTCGACTTCGAATTCTTCGTCCGCTTCGATAACCCGCATGCCAAAGCTGTGCGGTTTGCGAGCGATCATTGTGATTTTTGCCATCGGGATTTGCCTCCTAAGTTGCGGTGATCAGAAAGTTGACGGCGTTCGACACCAGGGCGCCGGTCGTTACCGTGAGCGCCTTCGCGCCTGGCACGGCGAACGAAGGAATCGCCACCCGCATATGCGTGTCGTCGATGAACACCGGCGCCGCCAGGTCATTGCCGTCGAGCTTGATGACACTGCCAGATGCAAAGCCGCCGCCGGTGATGGTCACCGTTGCCGCCACGTTGATCTTGGTCGACGGCGGCTCGAGGCCGAGGACGATCGGCGTGGAACCGGGCTGCACATAGAGGCCGCCGGGATGCGTTACAGGAATTCCTCTTGCCATTTGCCTGTTTTCCTTTCCGGGAAAAAGTCGGCCCGGTCGATCCGGCCGGGCCGCAAGTCTCGGGAGGTTAAACCGCGCCGGTGTAGTTGGCGCCCGTGAGGTAGGCGACAGCCTCGTTGCGCCGCCGCCGCCAGGTGATCCAGCGCTCGGCGCGGATGCCGACGCAGTTGTTCTGCCACAGCGAGAACCCCGCAGCGGTGCCGGCGACAGGCGCCGAATCCATCTGCAAGGTTGCCTCGCGAGAGGCGTCGATCGTCACCCCGCCGTCATCCGCGATCAGGATCTCGTTCGGCAGGATCATCGCGAGAATTCCCGCCGGCACCGCCTGGCTGGCAACAATCATCGCGCGGTTGACAGTGTCGCCGGTTTGCAGTGTCGGAAATTCCGGCTGGCCGAGCGGATTCTGCAGCGCGGCGAGCTGTTGCACGATGATTTCGGTGGTGATGTAGGCCGAGCCGCTGGTGCCCAAATTGGCATTCGTAAAGGCCGCCTGCAGCGCCGCCAGGTCGGCCTTGGCTGCGGCCGCACTGGTGCCGCTTGACGGGATCCCGGTCACGCCGTTGAGGATCGAGGCCGGCGACACGCTGGCAACAGCAGCGTTTGCCGGATCTATGAACTCGACGTCGAGAAACTGCGCGATCTGCTTGACCAGGTCTTCGCGCACGATCGTTTCGGCCGAAGGCGTCGACAGCCGCACCAGCTCTTCCGACAGCACGACGATGCCAGCCACCTTGTTGACGTCGAGCTGGATCATCGTGAATTTCAGCTCGCCGACCGGCTTCGGCAGCGTCTCGCCGACCCAATTGACCAGCGAACCCTGCGTCTGCACCGGGATCTTGATGTTGAACGGCACCCGCCGCAGTCCCGGTATGCGGCCGATGATGGTTGCCGGCCGCAGCAGCTCGATGAACTCGTCGGCCATCTGCCTATAAGCGACGAGCGGCTGCGCCCAGTCGGCATCGGTCGTCGTGCCCGCCGTCACCGCCGCCCTGATGATCGTCGAATCGATGAGCGCACCGCGCAGCACCTTTTCCACTTCCGGCGTCGAGTTTGACCACCGTCCTTTGGCGATCTCGGCCGCTTCCAGGATGTTGCCGTGCGCCATAGCCATGGCCATCACAAATCGGGTGAAGGCGGTACCCTTCGGCAGTTCCTGCTTGAGCTGCACAGCGGCCCTGGCCGGCTCGATGGTCTGGCCGATGGTCTGGCGCGGCTGCGTCACCTCGAGTGGCCTGGCGGCTGTCCTGTTGGTCGCCTCGAGCGCTTTGAACCGCTGCAGGTCGGCGTCGATCGCCTTGATCTCTTCCTGCAGCGTATCGAACTCTTCCTGTTCGGCCGCGTCAGTGGTGCGGCCCTCTTCGATGGTTTTCTGCATGATGTCGTTCTGCCGCGCGGCCTTGGCGGCGCGGGTTGCCTCGAAAGAGGCGATCTGTTCGGCGAGCGTCTTCATGGCGCTGCTCTCCTGTTGTTTGCGTCGGTGAGCGCCCGTGTCGCCGGGCTGGAAGAGCTTCACGATGCGCGGACCTGACGCGATCCGTTGTGCGACATCGATCGACTTGATCTGAGTGATGGTGGCGTCGGCGTTGGCCGGCACAGTTACCAGCGACAGCTCGAGCACCTCCGTTTTGATGAACCGCTGCGGACCCCAAGGATCCTTGGCGTTGAGCGGCTCGGCCTCGAGCGCGCGGAAGCCGATCGAGACGCCGCGGATCAGCCTGGCCTTGATCTCGCCCCAGGCGGTGTCGACGCGATCCTTGAGCGACGGCGGCTCGTCGATCCGCGGCAGGCTGGCCTCGAACGATATGCCGTCCTTGGTCGGCTTGCCGAATTTCACGCGGCCGACCGGCCGGCGACTGTCGTGCTGGTGCAGCAGCGGCAGATCGGCGGCGAACGAGACGCCGAGCGGCTCGACGATATCGCCCATGCGGTCCGGTGTCG